TGTCGTGCCTTTGTCGTTTAACGTCAATAATCTTGTACAGTTAAATTGCTTTACGGATTAAGTCAAGTATATTACAGTCTGCTGAATATTATCTATGCGGATTGTGTACATGCTATTGAACGATTATAGGCTGAAAAAGGGCTGGCACTATACGGATTTAGCCCGTCTAGTTGGCGTTAAACACGCCACGATAGTGCGCCGCTGGTGCCTGCCTTTTGACGACAAAGAGCGGCTAATACCTCGCGCCGACAACATGGATAAGATCATTTTGCTGACCAATGGAGAGGTCATGCCGAATGACTTTTATCTGCGGCGTGACTGAGGACCAACTGCAAAAACAGGTGGCGCAATGGCTGTCTATTGCCTTGCCGTCTGGTTGTGTCTTTCATCATTCGCCGAATGAGGGGACAAGGCATGTTGCTTTCAAGCAGAAGCTCAAAGCTAGTGGCACGAGGTTTGGCTGGCCTGATCTCGAGATCTTTGTCCCAGCCGATCAGTCCAGGACTGGCCTAAGCTCTTCGATATTCATTGAACTCAAGCGACCCAAGGGCGGCACGTTGACTGCAAATCAAAAGCAGCTGCGCGATGAATTACAGCTCGCCGGTTGCCACTGGGGCATGGCTCGGTCTCTTGAGCAAGTGCATGAGTTTCTCGTGCCCCTGGTTAAGTTGAGGGCCGGGTCATGATGCGTATCTGCGATTTCAGAAATTATTACACACACTGCAAAAAGGGTTGGGTCTACATGCCTGATGGCATGGGCTGCGTCCAGTCTGAGCTGTGTCCGAAATGCGATGGAGAGGGACAAATACCTATGAAGGATGAAGAGCAAGACGAGCTGTTGAAATCACGCAAGCCACATGGCTACCAGTATTATCAAACATTCGCTGTAACGCTGCATGTGACATACGCCAAGAGCTACACAATCCGAGCGATGAACGATGAACATGCTATGGATATAGCCGCGCGCCGGGTTGCGAAGCGTCACAAGCACACTGACAACAAGGGCTTGGGGTTTGTAAAGGCTGTTCCCCTGGACGCCAAGCGTTTAGGCAAAGACTAAATGACCAGGCAGAAAGATGACTGGTATCCAACGCCTCACACAGCAATCAAGAGCCTGCTGGATGTCGAAGTGTTTGACCCTGTTATCTGGGAGCCGGCAGCTGGTGACGGGGCTATATCCAAGGTGCTGAAGCTGGCCTGCTATGAGGTCGTTAGCCAGGATCTGAACGATTATGGCTATTGTCCTGCCGGCTATGATTTTTTGATGGCGACAAAGCGCGAAGCTGACTGCTTGGTAACAAACCCGCCATTCAAACTTGCTCAGCAATTTATCGAACATGCGATCGGGCTAGGCGTCAAGAAACATGCCTGGCTGCTGCGCTTGAGCTTCCTAGAAGGGCAGGGGCGTTTTAACGAGCTGTTTGATCATTACCCGCCATCACGAATCCATGTGTTCTCCAAGCGCCTGACGATTTGGAAGGGTGGCTCGGAGCCTGCCGGCACTGGCACAACGGCCTATGCCTGGTTTGTTTGGAACAGCAACTACAACGGCGTTCCGCAGCTTGGCTGGATATGAAGAAAAAGAAAGCCATGCCGGCACCAAAATTAACAGAGCCAGAACCGTGCGTTGTCTGCGGCGCTATGCACCAGCTGCATATGGGGACCTGGATCATCACAGCCAAAGGCGATTTGTTATGTGCGAATGATCGTTGTTGGCGCATTGCAGTAGAAAGGGAAAAGAATGGCGAAGAAACAAAAAGCGAAATGGACCCCGGAGCAACGTGAGAAGCACTCAGCTAGGTTAAAAAAGGCTTGGGCAGACAAGAAGCGTCGAAAAGATTTAGAGGCTTGGGACAAGCTCGGAGGTCAGACCGATCCCTGGTGGAAGCCTATTTTTGATTTATTCCGTAAAGGGGCTTGACATGATTCGGAAACTGAAATTAAGCTCGGCGCAGCCGCACATGCTTAGTACTATGCTTAGTATTGGTGCTTAGAATGGTACTAAGCGAAAACCCATACATAAATAAATTACTCAAAGAGCAAGGCAAGCATGTAAGCTTAGCATATAAGCAAGCTATAGCTAGGTCTAAGCTATCTCCTCTGGACGAGCTGCAACGGCGCGTGTTTAAACGTCTTGCGCCTAGATTATCTTTAGACCGCCTCAAAGATCTAACAAGGTATGTTAACGAGCTACCACCGCTCGAGCGTCAAGATTGGCTTCAGGCCAAACAGGACGAACTTAATGGATTACGCTAGGCTCAGCATAGCAGATCTGGATGAGCTGTTCATGGAAGCAGCAGAGACTGAGCGTAAAATGCCTGCCGCCATGCGTAGGCAAAAAATGTCAGCATGGCCCGACTACGTTAAGGATGGCATGGCTTATGGCTACAATGCCTTCGAAGCACCTAGGCTGAAGGCAACGCCGGACCAGATCGACAGATATGACGCAGCGCTGCATCTAGTGCTCACCAAGCTAGATGAAGAGGACAGGCGACTTGTATGGGCTGTGGCAGCCTCAGCTGCGCACCGGCAGCGAGGGCCACGCTGGACAAAGCTAGCTATTATTCTGGGCTTGAATGACCCCAGAATCGTCAAGCAGCGGTACAAAGATGCACTAATACGGCTATATTATATGCTTTAAACGTAAAGACTATTGACGCGAATGTACCAAATCTGGTACTGAAAACTATAACATAGACTATATGTCGGTGTTAGATGAGCTGCGGTTCATTTTCTTTCCTCCCTAACGAGACTTGTACTGGCTTGTTGTTGTTCCCCCGAGCAATGGCAAGTCAGTATCTTTTGGAGCATCATGTCTAAGAAACGTGTCACAAAAGCTCAGATGGATATTATCTGTGAGCGCATAGCTAACGGCACAAGCCTGACTAAGATATGCAACGAGGATAGCGAGCTGCCATCGTGGCGTACCGTGCTGCGCTGGGTTCAGGAAGACGAGGATGCTTACACAAAGTATCGCGTAGCAAGGACGTTGCAGTGTGAAGCAATGCGCGATCAGATCATTGATATTGTCGAAGCCCCATTGCCTGATGATCCAAAACTAGCAATGGCTGAAGTCCAGCGTCGTCGTCTCGAGGCAGATCATAAGGACAAGCACATTAGGCAAATGCAGCCTCTCGGGATTAGAGACAAGGCAGAGGATAACAAGCAGAGCAGTGGCACGATTACTTTGACGTGGGGCAATGCTGAGGTTTCAGGTGCGTCGCGAGATATATAAAAGACAGGCAGCGTGGCAGTGCTCGCGCGCACGAGGCACCCAAGATTTTTGTTTTTCTAAAATCGATGCCGGTTCTCGAGAGCTTGGCACCGGCTTGGCACCGAAGGCCTGGCGTGGCGCAGAAACATTGATCAGAGTAACGGGATGCGTACCTGTTTTACTGGGCGATTTGCCTAGAGCGACCCCCACCCACACCCAAACTAGGCCGCCGAATCTATAGCGTATAATAACCTATCATGAGCCTGTCTCTCACATGAACATCGAGATCCCCTACACACCACGACCGCTCCAAGCTCAGCTGCACGGTGAGCTACAATCCAAGCGCTGGGGCGTCGTAGTCTGTCATCGTCGCTGGGGCAAGACTGTGATGGCGATTAATCATTTGCTACGCGACGCAATACTCTGTCCCAAGCCTAATCCGAGGTATGCGTACATTGCGCCCACTTACCGGCAGGCTAAGGCTGTCGCCTGGGATTATCTGAAGCAGTTTGCCGGGGCGGTGCCTATGGTGCGATTCCATGAAACAGAGCTTCGGTGTGATTTGCCCAATGGTGCCAGGATACAGCTGCTGGGCGCTGAAAATCCCGATAGTCTGAGGGGCATCTATCTTGATGGCACCGTCCTGGACGAGATGGCTGACCATCCTGAGAGTTTGTTTCCAGAGGTCATCAGGCCGGCTCTGAGTGACCGCAAGGGCTGGGCGCTTTTCATTGGTACACCTAGGGGTCATAACGCCTTCTTCGAGCTTTATACGGCTGCTGAGGGGCAGGATGATTGGCACACGTCGATTTATAGGGCCAGTGAGACAGGCATATTGGATGCAGAGGAATTAGCAGCTGCGCAGGCAATGATGACGGCTGATCAGTATCAGCAGGAGTTTGAGTGCAGCTGGGTGGCTAATGTGCCAGGTGCTGTTTTTGGAAAAGAGCTGCAGGCGGCCCAGGAAACAGGCCGCATATCTTCAGTTCCCTATGACCCAACCTGTAAGGTAGACACCTGGTGGGATCTAGGCGTGGGTGATTCGACCAGCGTTTGGTTTACCCAAAGCGTTGGCCGGGCTGTGCATGTCATAGATTTTTATGAGAATAGGGGGGAGGGCCTGCCGCATTACGCCAGGATGCTTTCAGAGCGTGATTATCTCTACGGCACACACAACGCGCCGCACGATATTGAAGTCAGAGAGCTTGGCAGCGGCAAGAGCCGGCGGGAAGTTGCATGGGATTTAGGAATTAATTTTAGGGTGGTTCCCAAGCTACCGCTCGAGGACGGGATACATGCTGCACAGATGCTTATACCACGCTGCTGGTTTGATAGAGAGCGCACAAAGCCGGGGCTCGAAGCGTTACGACACTACCATCGTGCCTACAACGAACGACTGCGGAGCTTCAGGAATACGCCGGTTCATGATTGGTCGAGCCATGCTAGCGATGCTTTCCGCTATTTGGCAGTTGGTATCAAGGAAACGCGTACCTTTGATCGGCCACCACAAGCAATAGCAGACAGTAAATATAACCCGCTTGGAGTAGCAATATGAGTTTTATGCAGCCAAAGGTGAGTATTCCACCGCCACCACCGGCCCCACCACCGCCACCGGCCAGGCCAGACCCAGTGGTCAGGGCTGGGTCTATGGAAGCAGAGACCAGGAAGAAGAAACCCAAAGCAACACCGAAGACCAATATCAAAACCGGGCCGCAGGGCGTCATGACAGATGCGCCGGTTGAATATTCGACGCTATTGGGTGGCAGCAAACGAACCAGAAGCCCAGGAGGTTGATGATGGGAGGTGTAGTCAGACGCATAAAAAGAGCTGTCGACGAGGTGGCAAAGGTCGTTGACACCCCAAGCCAAGAGCCGGCGGCGGCAGCGCCAGCACCAGCTGTAGAGCCTGTGGCAATGGTCGAGCCAGCCCCGGTTGTTGAGGCACCAGATCCGGCCAGCCCAGCTGATGTTGTCTATTCAGGTGAGGGGGAGATGGCCACCGGCAGACGGCGAAGACGAAGACGGGCGTCAACCATATTGACCAGCTCGCAGGGTGTGATGGGTGAAGCCCCTACACAGAAAAAGAATTTGTTAGGAAGCTAGATGGCTGACGAAAGAGCAACTCTGCTTCTCAAGCGCTTTCATAGCCTTGAGACGCAACGCCAAACCTGGGAATCACACTGGCAGGAAGTGGCCGACTATGTCGTGCCGCGCAAAGCTGATGTAACAAAAAACAGATCACCGGGCGACAAACGCTCCGAGCTTGTGTTCGATGGCACTGCTATTCTGGCAGCCGAGCTGCTCAGTGCAAGTTTGCACGGTATGCTTACCAATAGTAGCACCAGCTGGTTTTCTTTGCGCTATACTGATGTCGAGCTGAACAGCGATGATGAAGCGATGGAATGGCTGCAGGGCGTCGAGGACGTTATGTACCAGGCCTTCAACAGGTCTAACTTTCAAGAGCAGATATCAGAGCTTTATCATGACCTGGTGACGTTTGGCACCGCTGTAATGTTTATTGATGAGGACGAAGAGCAGCAGCTCAGGTTTAGCACACGACATATAAAAGAATGTTATGTATCAGAGGATGACAAAGGCAGGGTCGATACCGTCTATCGTAAATTTAAAATGCCGGGCGGGGCTGCGCTGAAACGCTTTGGTGAGGCTAGTTTTAATAGCAAGATTCTGAAAAAAGCAGAAAACAACCCCTATGATCAGGTCACCCTAGTCCATGCTGTCTTTCCAAGGTCGGAGCGGGATGTAACCAAGATTAATGCCGAAAACAAACCCTTTGCCTCTGTCTATATTGAGCCTGATGAAAAGGTGGTGATATCTGAGAGCGGTTTCGAAGAGTTCCCATATTGCTGCCCAAGATTTTCCAAAAGCTCTTTCGAGATTGGTTATGGAAGATCACCCTCGATGACAGCATTGGCAGATATTAAAATGTTGAATCGCATGTCCGAGGTGACAATCAGGGCTGCGCAAAAGCAAGTAGACCCACCGCTACTGGTGCCAGATGATGGTTTCATGCTGCCGGTCAGAACTGTACCAGGCGGTCTGAATTTTTACAGATCCGGGACTAGAGACCGCATTGAGCCGCTCAATATCGGTGCCAACAACCCGCTGGGCCTCAACATGGAAGAACAGCGCCGGCAAGCCATCAGGGCTGCTTTTTATGTAGATCAGCTGATTTTGAGCCAGGGGCCACAAATGACGGCCACCGAGGTCATACAGCGCACCGAAGAAAAGATGCGGCTGCTTGGCCCTCTGACAGGAAGATTGTCGCAGGAGCTGCTGCAGCCGCTGATTACCAGGTCATACAACATTCTATCTAGGCAAAAGGCGTTCCTGCCGGCTCCAGACATGATGCGAAACATGAACCTAGACATTGAATATGTAAGTCCATTGGCCAAAGCGCAACGCCAGGGCGATATCCAGTCCATGACCAGGCTGCTTGAGCTGATGACACCACTTAGCCAGCTGGACCCAGGTATTATGGATTATGTTGATTCAGACGGCATCTCAAAGCACCTGATCAAGATCCTGGGTGTGCCGGCCACTGCGGTGCGTGGAGAGCGTGAGGTCGCAATGATGAGAGCACAGCGCCAAGAGCAGCAAGCAATGATAGCGCAACAGCAAGAGCTGATGCAAACAGCTGAGGCTGCCGGCAATGCTGCGCCAATGGTAAGGGCCATAGAAGCATCCGAGGCGGCGGAATGACGCCTGACGAAATAGTCGAGTTGTACAAAGAGGTGTTCACAACATCTCAAGGTGAACGGGTGTTAGAAGATATGGGCATGAGATTTTGTGAACATAGTTCAACTTTTTCTAATGACCCATGTGAAACAGCCTATCGTGAAGGGCAGCGCACGGTTTTGCTTTTTATCAGATCCATGCTGCGGGATCGTAAACAATTAGAGGAACTAGCAAGCGATGAGTGAAGAACAGGTAGCTGAGGTCGCAGCGGATGCTGCGGTAACCCAGTCTGTCGAAGCTAATTGGCGCGACACAATCCCCGAAGAAATAAGGGGTCATAAATCATTAGATCATATACAGGACGTAGGAGCGCTGGCAAAATCTTATGTGAACGCTCAGTCCATGATAGGCGCTGACAAGATTGCGCTCCCTGGCAAACACGCAACAGATGAAGATTGGAACGAGGTTTATCGCCGGCTAGGCCGACCCGAAGCCCCCGATGGCTATGAGCTAATCAATGAAGTACCAGAGGGCGTCGAGTCTGATGACACGATACTAGAGTGGTTCAAAGGTGCGGCTCACGAGGCAGGGCTAACACCAGGACAAGCTCAAAAGCTTTTGAATGGCTATAACGAGCGTTTAGGCGGTGTCGTAGAAACAGACTCTAACCATCTGATAGAAAACCAACAACAGGTTGAACTGGCGCTAAAGAAAGAGTTTGGTGCCACCTATGATGATAAAATGTCGAACGCTAACGCTGTAGCGATTGAGTTCGGCGCATCGACTGTAATTAAAGACGAGAACGGCAAGAATATTAATCAGTCATTTATAGACGAGTTGGTCCTACAGGATGGCACCCCGCTGGGCGATCATCCAGAGATGTTAAAGATGTTGGCCGGCATTGGCGATTTCATCAACAGCAAAATAGGTGAGGACACGCTTGAGGGCGTCAAATCATCAGGAGCACTAGCGCCAGATGATGTCAGGGCAAAGCTATCTGAGATCAGAGCGCCTAACTCACCTTATTGGGACCAGCGTCACCCTGAGCATAGTTTCTATGTAAATGAGGGACTGCGTCTGCAGGAGATGCTTAGTGTCTCAGGATGATCGTGAATTTCGCCTAGAAGTATTACGCCTAACGATGGAAGCCGGCACCCAGGCCGTAATTCAAAATCCGTTAGAACAGGCAGAACAGAATTTGCAGTGGTGCTTACAGCCTCTTGATAAGCCAAAGGCCCAAGAGAAAAAAGCGTCCAGCAAACAATCGGGATAAGCGTTAGCCCCCGCGCCGCAATCGTACTTGCACAAAACCTTTGTCCGGCATCCTGCCGGGTAGCAAGCCATTAACTGCAAACAAAGGGAGACATTAATATGTCTACGCAAATCACCACCGCGTTTTCCCAGCAGTTTAGCGCTAACGTACAGCTGCTTTCTCAGCAGATGGGGTCGATCCTACGGGGCGGCGTCGAAGAGGAATCAGTGGTTGGAGAAAAGGCTTTCTTCGATCAAGTTGGCTCGGCTGCGGCGGTAAAACGCACATCTCGCCATCAGGATACACCCGTTGTCGACACCCCGCACTCAAGGCGCATGGTCACAATGGATGCATATGAGTGGGCAGACTTAATAGATGACGCTGACAAAGTTCAAATGCTCATCGATCCTACAAGCACATATGCCCGTGCGGCAGCTGCGGCTATGGGTCGTGCAATGGACGACAGCATTATTGAAGCAGCAACAGGCACTTCGCTGACTGGTAAAGCTGGCGGCACAAGCACATCTATGCTTGCGGCGAATCAGATTGCTAATGGCAGTGCCGATCTAACGATAGCGAAACTGATCGAGGCCAAGAAGCTTCTTGATCTCGGCTCAGTTGACCCATCGATCCCTCGGCATATCGCTGTGGGGCCAGATCAAATTGAGGCGTTGTTAAACACCACCTCTGTAACATCAAGTGATTTCAATACGGTAAACACTTTGCCTATCTAGCCGGAAACGGTTAGATGAAAACTGCTCAAATTCGGTGAAGGCTTTAAAATGCTAATACCGAGCCAAGCCCAGAAATGGGAAGGTGTAGAGACTAGACGGGCAGGGCCGTAACGCCAAGGGCGACGGTCAAGGTATAGTCCAGACCACGAACAGCGGCAGCTGGCGGCGAAAGCCGAAGTGGTACGGAAGGCACTTGTACAGGGTGAGGTTAACACATTCCTGGGTTTCCAGTTCCATGTGTCTACTCGCCTTGCCAAAGCTGGCAACATTCGTACCTGTTTCGCTTGGGCGCAAGATGGCATCAAGCTAGCAGTTGGTAAAGACGTTGAATCTCGTATCGATGAGAGAGCCGACAAGTCTTACTCCACCCAGGTTTACTATTGCGCTCAGTTTGGCGCGACCAGGATGGAAGAGGCCAAGGTGATTCAAATCGACTGCGATGAATCTGCATAAAGGGGCTTGTTATGACAACGAAAAATTCTGATCTTGTTGCTAACTTTGAAGCTAGCCCCCAGGTGTTTAACAATGCGGCACTGCTTGGCGGTGAATTACGTGTTGCACAAGGCACCATAGAGCTGGCAGCTGGTGATAGCACTGACAATGACATTGTGATGCTCGCACCGATTCCAAGCCATGCAACAATCCCGCAACTGTTTATCGGCACCGATACCTTTGGCGGGTCTTGTACCTTCAACGTGGGTTTGTATCTGCCAGATGGCACTGTCAAAGACGAGGATGTCTTTGCCACGTCAGTGGCTGATGCAGCAGCTATGGCTGATGTACGCTTTGAGGCAGCAGATATAAACACTGCCGGCCAACGAGTGTACGAGCTAGCTGGTGATTCAACAGACCCCGGCGACTACTATTATGTTGCGGTGACTTTTAACGCGACTGGCGGTACAGCCGGGACCATGTCGTTCAACATAATTTACGTTGTGAACTAAACAATGGACCAGCTCAGTAATGGGCTGGTCTTTTCTTTTGTGAGGGTTTGATGGCATCTGTTGTTGATATTTGTAACAGCGCGCTGAATCAGATTGGTGCGTCCAATATCATAGCGTTGACCGAAGACAGTAAGGCTGCTCGGATTTGTAACCAGCGATATGATTTTATTCGCGACAGCGTCTTTCGAGCGCATCCCTGGAACAGCCTGACCACCAGGGTCAGCCTGGCACCAGATTCCGCTGCCCCTGTTTTTGAGTTTACAAAACAATTCACCCTGCCAACTGACCCATTTTGTTTACGTGTCCTGGGTTTGAGCGATGCTAATATCTTATATCGCGTAGAGGGCAGAAAGCTTTTGTGCAACGAAAGCACTATTGAGATGATTTACGTAGGGCGTGTTACAGACATTAATGAATACGACACGCTTTTGATAGAAACACTGGCAGCTGCGCTAGCAGCTGACCTGGCCTATCCTTTGGTTGGCAGCCAAGCGCTCGGCTCCAATATGTACCGGCTTTATCAAACAAAGCTAACCGAAGCACGATTTGTTGACGCGACAGAGGACAACCAGATCAACACCTCAGTCGTTACCGAAAGCCGACAGGTTGCAGCAGACACCTTTATCAATTCGAGGTTCTAGTGGCTAAGGCGTCACCAGCATTTACCAATTTCACAGCCGGTGAGCTAAGCCCTCGTCTAGATGGCCGCACCGACATTGCAAAATATGCAAATGGCTGTAAGAAATTGCAGAATCTGATTGTTCATCCTCATGGCGGGGCAAGCCGACGACCCGGTACAATATTCGTTAGAGAAGTCAAAAACAGCGCGCACAATGTTCGCCTGATACCTTTTGAGTTCAATGTTGAGCAAGCTTACATTCTAGAGTTTGGCGACAGCTACTTTCGTGTGCACAAGGATGGCGGGACAGTTGTCGATGGTAGTAGCAACCCAGTAGAAGTAACAACGCCCTACGCGCACACAGACTTGGCTAAGCTTAAATTTACGCAAAGCGCGGATGTTATGTACCTAGTGCATCCTAGTTTTAGCGTCAGAAAAATTACCCGGACAAGCCACACCGCATGGACTATTAGCGAAGTAGACTTGCTTAGAGGTCCGTTCGGTGAGGACAACACAAGCACAACAACTCTTGTCGCCTCTGCTCGCACTGGCAATGTCAATGTCACTGCCAGTGCTAGCACTTTTGTTAGCAGCGATGTTGGCCGGCTCATAAAGGTTCATGACGGTGTTACAAAAATTACTGGATTTACTAGCGCCACTGTAGTGGCAACGACAGTTCAGACAAACGCTGATGGCCGGGCCGAGTTAATGCCCAGCTATACCGCAACCACTATATCAGCCCATGAGGGCGACCCATCAACAACTGGCCTTGAGCACAATGACCGTTACCAAGACACCGCCGGGCAATTTATCGCTCAAGGATTTAAGGTTGGGCAAAAAGTTACAGTCACTGGTTTTACCGACAGTAATAATAATGAAAGCTCGGCGATCATTGTTCAGGTAACCGAAGACACTATGCTGCTCGCACCAAGCTCCGATCTGGTAGACGAGGCGGCTGGCGACAGTGTAACGATTGCAGGCGATTTAACAGCCAGCACTGACTTTGCCTTGGGAGCGTTCTCAACAACCACCGGCTTTCCGTCTGCTGTTTCTTTCTATGAACAGCGCTTGGTATTTGCATCGACAACAACACAGCCTCAAACACTGTTCTTCTCAGTGGGTGGCAGTTTCGAGGATTTTGCAGCCGGCGTGGACGCAGATGACGCGCTAGTTTACACGCTTGGCTCCAACCAGGTGAACACCATTAGATACCTACAGGCTGGCCGTGTGCTGCTTGTTGGCACGTCGGGTGGTGAGTTTGTGGTAACAAGCTCAGAGGACGCGCCTCTAAGCCCTACAAACGCTGTTGTGAAGCGCCAGGCCACATATGGTTCGGCAGACATACAGCCTGTCCAGGTGGCAAACGTGACGCTGTTTGTTCAGCGCGCAAAACGAAAGCTGCGCGAGCTGGTGTTTGATCTGAACACAGATTCTTATCAAGCCCCCGATCTGACCATTTTGGCAGAGCATATTACAGAGGCCGGCATAAAAGAAATGTCTTTCCAACAGGAGCCAGACAATGTGGTCTGGTGCGTGTTGGAAAACGGTTTGTTTGTCGGCATGACCTATCGCCGCGAAGAAAACGTGATCGCCTGGCATGAACATATTATCGGTGGCATATCCGGCGCTTGTACTGTCACGGTGAGCGACTACGCCAACATAGCCACGGGCACTACACTGACATTTACCAAGTCTGACGGCACGACTGTAACTTTCACATCAGAGGCAGCTGGCAGCTCTGACCCGTCATCATCTTTGGGGTTTCGACCAAATACAAATAACAACACCACAGCTGACAATATTTTTACAGCAATCAACGCACACGCCGATTTTACTGTCGCTAATCCAGCAGCGGCTGTGGTTACGATTGAAGAGACAAGCCCGACGCCTACGGGCTTTCTGTCTGTCGTAAGCTCAGATACAACCAGGCTAACAACCACAGATCAAACCCATGCCCTGGTCGAAAGCGTGGCAACGATCCCCGGTGATCTGAATGAGGATGACACCTATGTCATTGTTCAGCGCACCATAAATGGCTCTACAAAAAGATTTGTTGAGTATTTTAGCAGTTTTGATTTTGGGTCCGATATTGAAGATGCGTTCTTTATCGACAGTGGCCTAAGTTACTCCGGGTCTTCAGCAACAACTATAAGTGGCCTCGATCACTTAGAGGGAGAAGTTGTATCGATACTTGCGAACGGTGCCACGCACCCAAATAAAACAGTATCGTCAGGAGCAATCACTTTAGACTTTGCTGTAACTAAGGCGCATATAGGTCTGAATTATAACTCAACCTTACAAACCATGAGGATTGAGGCTGGTGGCACTGAGGGTACTGCCCAGGGCAAAGTTAAACGAATACATGAAGTCGTGTTGCGTCTGTTTCGCACTGTAGGGGTCACGGTAGGCAGTTCAGAAACCGAGCTTGATAGAATACCCTTTAGATCATCAGCGCAGGCTATGAGCAAAGCCATTCCGCTTTTTACGGGTGATAAAGAAATTGAGTTTCGCGGCGGGTTCGATAGCGATGGATTCATAGTTGTGCGACAAGATCAACCGCTACCGCTCACTGTTATTGGCATTTTCCCACGCTTGATTACGTTCGATCAGTGAGAATTGTTGATTACACACAGAGCCATCTCCATGAGCTAATGGATGGGCCATTGAACGATGGTGCACCACAGCATATTGGCTATATGCGAGACTGGGCTGAAGAGCTGCAACAAAAGGGCTGGTCCTATACGCTCATAGAAAACGGTCACATTATTTGCTGCGCTGGCATCGTCAATATGTGGCCTGGTGTGGGCGAGGCTTGGTTTGTGGCAAGTGGCAAGATACACGCAAATGTCAGGCCATTCATACGGTTCGCAAAAACCGATGTGATGCAGAAAGTCGTCGATGAGAATGATTTATGGCGAGTGCAGGCGGTGTGCAAATCAGATTGGCCGGCAGCACAAAAATTTGCACGTTTTATGGGCTTCGAGCCTGAAGGGGTCATGCGCAAGTACGGCCCGGAGGGCATGGATTACATCAGAGTGGCTTGGGTGAGATAATGGCTTTTTTATTTGAACTAGCAGTTGGCAGGCAGGAACAGGCCGGATTTAATTTCAATGCCGACGTGAATGAAAGAAACGCAAAGGCTGCAGATCAAAACGCAGCTCAGGTTGTTGCAGTCGAGGAGCAAAACATTGCTGACTTTCGAAAGCAGTTCTCAGATCTGCAAGACGCACAAGCTCAGGCGTTTCGCTACAATGGCTGGATTGCAGAAGAAGGCACACCCCTCAAAGTAGCCCTAGCAAGCGCTCAAGAAGCAGACGAGGAGGTTGCAGTGCGACGTTACAATGCAGCTGTGGGTGCTCAAGAAATAAGAGAGGCTGGGGTACAAGAGCGGATGCAAGGCACCCTGAATCGCATGTATGGCAAGGCCGCAAGGGTTAGGGGACAGGCTCGGGCTGTCCAAAGTCTGATACAGACCGGCACAGCAGTGGCGACTGTATAATGAAAGTGCCAACTTACACACGGCAGACAGGCCTCACAAATAGGACCGGCGCTACCAGAATGACAGTACAGGCAAGTCCGGGTGCTCTCGCGGCTGGCCTCAGTGCTTTGGCTGGCGCTGCCGGTTCAGCTGAAAAAACAGCTGTTTCTTGGTACGAAACAGAAACTAAACTGCGGCGCGCAGAAGAGGTGGCCCAGGCCGAAATGGCTTTCGATAGAGCCTTATCAGTGACTGCTGACAACCAAAGGAAAAGAAGCCCGTCACTTGTGATTGCGGGTGACTCAAGTAAGAACGAGCTTAGCTTTGGGGACTTAGCTTTGCAGGAGATGAACAACCTAGCTCTAGGAATGAGTGATAAAAAATCTCGAGCTGCCTTCCTCGCAAAAGCTCGACAAACCGTGAACCTTAAACAAATTTCTGTGAATCAAGACGCCAGGAACAGGTTGGTTGATCAGAGGGTCGCAACAGAATATCAGAGGGCTGACGACTTACAAAAACAAGCAATTCGAGGCAATGGCGCTCAACGAACAGCTGCCATGCTTGAGCTGTTTGGTAGCCCCGATGGCAGCACTGTTGGGCTTTACGATCAAATGGCAACAGATGGTTTGATCGATGCAACAAAGGCGGGTGAGCTGCGTCGGTCTGCCCGCAATGAAATACAAAAGAAAAACGATGAAACAGATAAAGCTATCTTAATAAGCAATATCGATCAGCGAGTTTTGATTGCGTCTGATACGACCTTGCCGTTGGTAGAGCGTGAGAATCAAATAGCTAATGGCAACGCGGATTTAAAAACAGCCATTAAAAATAATATCATTACTCAAACACAGGGTGAAGAGATTGTTGCTAAAGCCTTTGATGATACCGTTAGAGCTATTGGCATGGATCTCATGACTAAGAGTGATGATGCAACAGCAGTTGTCTTAGCCATATCGCAGGGCAACAGCGGCGATGCTATTCTAGACAACATGCTAGGTGACATGGACCCTAGCGCGGCGCAAAAAGCCATCAATGATATGTTCACCACGGCGAACAAAATCGATACTGAGCGGAGAGAACAAAGCGAAGCTGCAGAGGTTGAAGCAAATCGGCAAAATGAAGAGTTCTTTCGACAAATTATAAACGTCGATGTGAATGACCCAAGTCAAATGGATTTAGCTAGAGCAGCTCACCAGGTGCTTTTGAGGTCAAAATTTTATACGGACGCCCAGCGCACGGCTGCAGAAAGACAGTTGGGCATTAGTCGAAGGGCAACCACTGAGAAAGTTGAAACCGTTAGATCAGCAAGAACACAATTAATTCAGGCTGATGCTATGAATATGCTTACACTGGAGCTAGTTGAAAGTTTATCAACTGAGCTAAGTGATGCGGATTTTGAAGAGTATCAAAAACGCGCTCTTCAAGAATACGAAGAAGGCGAGAAAGATGCACAAGCGCTAATAGCAAGCGCGCTTAGATATCATGAATTTAGAGACAACACAGACGCGCTTGGCAAAGTTGCCGATGAGTTTTATCAACGCAGCATCAATGAATTGCAGGTTTGGTACACTACACCTAAAAATCAAAATGGAGGCCAGGGCGCAAGCTATCAAGAATCAATCACCAAGGCCAAAGAGATTAATCAAGCAAACAAGGCAGATTATTTAGCTGAACTTAAGCCAGCGCTAATTAGCTATTTGAACATCCTCGGAGAAAGGTTTTTTCCTGGTCTTCAGGCCGCTATTGACGCTGAAAGGCCAGCAGAATCCGCATCACAGTTTTTCAGAACTTTGCCTGATAGTTTTGAAAAAACGCAGGCCGTCCTAGCCATAAAACAATATTCCAAAATGGGTGTTCAATAATGAGCTATGAATCCGATCAGCTCCAAGCCTATGAAACGGCTGAGGCAGCTCGCTTTTTACAAAGTATGAAGCAAGAGCCAAAGATTATGGGTGTACCTCTCAGCCAGGCTCAGGCAGCTGGTCAACAGGTGAAAGATGACATAAATAAAGTGATTGGGGGAGGGCTAAGGGACATGGCGCAGGGCGCTATGGACATGGGCGCTGAGTTGTTGACGGAAGCTGGCGAGGATTTTTTAACGCAGTCTGGGCTTGTGCGACCCGGTGGGGAAGAAATCCAACTTGATATACCGGCACCCAGGTTGCCAGAGGTAGAAGAACCCGAAGGATTTGCCAGGCAACTGGCTAGAGACTTTGTGCAATTTGGTGCGGGATTGGTGGCATCCCCCGGTGGTCTCATCACAAAATCTGCTTTCTCTGATGCTTTTTTTGACCCGGAAGAGGGCAGCCTAATTAAGCTAGCGCGCGATTATGAAGTGCTGCCGGAAGTGATGGAGTTCCTAGCGCTTGATATTGACGAGGACTCAGACGCTGAAGACAGGCTGAAGCAGCGCCTAGTACAAGCCGGCGAGGGCAGTGTGTTAGGCGCTGCTACTAATGGCATCATTCGAGCCCTCAAGGCTATAAAAAACAGTCCGTCTGCACTGCGTCGTGCCACAAATACGTTTGCTCAAGCAATGAAAGCCACCACTAGAAAAATAGACGAGGCTGGCCAAGCAGCAGACACTAGGATTGAACAACGAGCAGCTGATACCGAGGTGACGCTGACAGCTGGGGCTGATCCAACAGACGCGATAAACGCGGCGCTTTCATACGCTGGTCGAAAGGTTAGAAAATCAGGTCAAATCGTTGGTGCCCCGCCCAACATAAAATCGCAAGCAACCTTAAATACTTTGCGACGCAATCTCGAGGCTGCGGCAGCTGAGGGTGAGACTGGTCGTTTCTGGTACGAGCGTAGCGGGAAAGCCATATTAGATGCGCTTGGCGGGAACAAAGATGATGCTGATAAACTAGCCCAAGCAATCGCTATCACGTCATCTGCCACTGGCGTCAAAACAAACTTTGATTTTGCGTTGCAAGCCTTCCTTCAACACAAGGCCGGTAAACCCATAAAAACTGGTCGTTTCCCAGCATCTATGAGCAAACGCATACAAAAGGTTTTTGAAGGAGAAGATTGGGACGGGCGCAAAACAAACAACTTTTATGTCAATTTAATGCGCGAGATAGACCCTAGCAAAGTGCAGGGCGTTACGACAGATATGTGGATGATGCGAGCATTTGGCTTTAAAAATGCTGACGGCTCACCCTACAGTGGCACACCAACAGACGCCCAATATACTTTTGTGGAAGAGGAAACGAAGCGAATAGCCGATCAGCTTGGATGGGAACCGCAACAAGTGCAAGCGGCTATATGGGTCGCTGACAAGGCTAGAAAAGAGGGTATAGATGTAAAAGATGCGGCGTTTGACTATTCTGACGCGCTGCTTAATAACAAGGCCCAAATAAGTTGGGAAAGCATACCAGGGCGCACCGGCAACCATATGCCGGAAATGTTTGATGCGCCATATGAGGTGCAGCAAGAATATCACGTTGCAGTGTCAAAAGCGTTTCTTGATGAAAACGGCAACGACTTTGTCGCCAAAGAGCTTGGCATACCTACGCCCGGAGATTTTGAAGCGCCGGGATATTTTGAGGGCAAGGTTAGCCCCGGCACACAAACTGAACTTGCTGTACCAAGGGAGTTTGGTGGCCCTAAATATGGATCTGTTGAGCCAGCCGCACTAGAGCTCATGAAAGCCTATGCTGCAATTCGCGGTGTTGCTATGAAACAGGACGGTGTTGGGTTTCACCGACCATTCTACAATCCTAAGAAAGCGGATGCCAACGGCGTTGAGTTACGCATAGGGCGTAAGTTTTCAGAGGGTGAAACACAGCGATTGGCTAAGATTTTGGCAGACGCATCAGGTCATGGTGAATATAATCCAATAGCCACACGCGATGGCGTCAGGTTAATTAATTTTGATTATCTAGAGTTTGATAACAAAGAATTTGCAAAATTAGTACAAAATGCTATTGATTCGTTAGACTTAGATGACGATCTAACTATTGACCCCGTTCTTTTTAACAGTCAGAACGGATATGTCGGCAACGATTGGAGCGCGAACAAAAATGGCGAAGAGTACCTCAATGCGTTACGCGGAACAGGACGACCCGATTTACAGCGGAAAGTTCGTTCTATCATCTCAAGGCTCCAAACCCGCATCGATGAAATCGACACCGATTTCGCAGAGCGATACGGATTCACCAGAAACACAGACCTCAACCAAGACTACAGACCAGGACAAATAGAATCCGATAATGTGGCTGCAAATGTAGCCAATGAGCTAGAATTAGAGTAAATTAGGTTAAAGTGAGGAGCCGCCCGGCTCCTTTTTTATTGGAGTTTTCATGGCAACACCAGGACAACAGGCCGCCCAGGCATTACGCTCGGGTGGGGTGCGGCGCATGGCCGACACTAATCCGCAAGACGATGGCATAGTGCCAGCAGGCGCAGTCAGCAAATTGTTCGAAAAATTAGTGCGCAAGTCGGTCCAAAACCCAGCACCTGGTTCGGTTACGCAAGGTAAGCGAGTTCCTGAACCATCTGTCGCTCAAGTGCTGCCAGAGGGGCAAACGACAGAAAAAATACAGTCTGAGCTGGCACCCAATGTGCTTTCACCAGAAGGGCTAGAAAGGTTTCAATCAAGAGGTCAGGACGCTCGCTCAGCCATAGCAAAACCAACAGAGCGAGAAATCATGGGCGGCAAGCTTGAGCCGACTTTTGATGATTTGCGGTCAGCAACAGACGCTGACGAAGTTACAAAAAAAGCAAAGCTGGCAACAAGCGGTCTCCAGACCGTAAGAGAAAGTGAGTCAGCCATAGCCTCTTTTGGTGATGCTGACGATCTAATTCGTATGGCAACAGAACCTGGACTGGTTGACGATACGACAGGCATTGATTTTAACTTCGACAATTTTGAAGGCGGGGAGGATATAAACCGCGTCATCAACGGCGTTTCTGAAATTATTGCTAACCCCATAGAAGCCGAAAAACGAGGTATTATAACCAATCAAGAAACCTTAGACAGCGCTTTTGATCTTATGGCCGACGAGATGAAATTCTCGAAAGAGCTTTTGAAAAAGCAAAGTGGCAAACTCTTGAACGCAGCAGAAATGACCGCAGCTCGGATTTTATTACAAAAATCCGCCGGGCGGTTGAAGGAGATGGCCGAACAAATCAAAGCCGGGCAGGGCAGCCCAAAACTTTTGGTCGAGTTTCGTCGACAAATGTCTATACATGCCGGCATACAAATGAAAGCTAAAGGCGCTCAAACTGAGATAGCTAGAGCCTTACAAGCGTTTAAAATACCAGCTGGCGCACAAGTTCCGCAAGAAGCCCTTGAGGCTTTACTGAATGAGTCTGGCGGATCAAAGCTGGCAGAGAAAATGGCAAAAGGATATCTAGACGCGCTAGAAGAGGGAGGACAAGCCAACGCAAATAATTATGTAGCTGGCGCAGCCTTGCAAAAAGTCAGCGACGTTTGGATGGAGGTCTACATAAATGGCCTTTTGTCTTACTTTCCAACACATTTGAAGAACGGTTTAGCGACCCCGCTCTTTATGGTTTACAACACTTTTGCAGATTTGACTGGGGCTGCTTATGGATCTGCTTTTAGAACTGGCGCTAAGGCTTTCAACAAAGAGGTTGATGTTGAAGGCTTGTATTTCGAGGATGTGTTTGCTCGCGTCCTCGGCATGACAAAAGCTTTTGGCGATGCCTTGGCCGTTGCCGGCAAAACATTTAGAGATGAAACACCAGCTGACGCGCTGAACAAACTAGAGGCTGGCACATTACGCGCTATCGATAGTGAGCGTCTTAATATTACCAAACCGGGCATGGCAGAGGCTGTCGATAGGCTGGGTCGGCTGATAAGGCTGCCTGGTCGTTTTCTAATGATGGCCGATGATTTTTGGAAAACGATTGGTGGTCGGGGTGCGCTCTATGAAGAGGCCGTCAGACAGGCTCGAAGATCCAAAGCTAATGGTCGGACAGACAAAGAAGCGATGGATGACGGCATGATGGTGTTGCTCGATCCTAAATTTGCAGCCGATGAGATAGACGCCGAGTCACGCTATATCACTATGACAACTGATTTGGGCGACAGTTTTGTTGGAACATCTACAAATTTGCTTAGGCGATCATTCCTTGGCAAATTGATTATGCCTTTCGCCAAAGCACCTACAAACTCTATGCTGCGCGTGGCCGAGGGACACCCACTTATGCAGATAGTGGGCTTCGGTTTATCAAGCAAATCGCGCAATAACTTGCTTGGTCGAAACGGTGCGAAGGCTCAACAACGTGCCTTGGGTCGCTTGTCGCTTGGCGGCGGTACGATGTACTATTTTCATCAAAAGGCAATTAATGGCGAGCTAACCGGATCTTATCCAAGAGATAAACAGCTACAACGTATGCTTCCGCCTAAGTGGCAGCCCTATAGCCTGGTATTTCGAGATGAGGGGTTCCCTGTCGATGAAGAGGGAGACCCGCTGCCGCTGTACAACAAAGAGACTGGGCTGCCAAATGGCCCGTTGAAATACATTAGTTACCAGGGGTTGGAGCCTGTGAGTGCTTTCCTGGGCATAGCCGCCAGCACAGCTCGGTATCAGACTTTCTTCTATGATCCGGAAGACAAGCAAAACTTGCTCAGCGCAGCAACGCTAGCAACCTATGATTACTTTCGCGATATGCCAATGATTCAAGGCATTGGTTCTATAGCCAGAGCTTTCGAGTATGGAGACCCAAGCATTATAACAGATGGATTCATGGGCGGCACGGCACTCGCTTTGCCAATGCCTTATAGCTCTGCAGTGCGAAACATAGAAAAATTACGAAACAACGAAAAGCGCACTGTCGAAGCTTCCTATCAATATTACACTCTGGAAGATGTTCAGCGCCTTTTTGAAGAGGCGAAGGACACAGACGTGCCTTTCAAGGAGGTGCCGTATGATTTAATTGGCACTGTCAAAAACCCCCAGGATGCTAGTTGGTCTAAATTTTTTAATGACCAATTCATTGTTAACTGGGAGCGGCAAATGCAAAACGTGCCTTACGTAAACGAAAAAGTCCAAAACTTTGCGTATCAGTACGACATGCTCGGCAATAAAAAAGAAATCGGAATTTCTTTCGATATCAATCCAGTTGAGGCTATTTGGAATAATGTGACGCCATTTAAAATTAGCCGAGGCGGTGAAGTAGATCAGTACCTCGCGGAGATTATAAGACTAGGTGCACCACTCAAGGAAAGCCGCGATATTAAAACTATTGACGGTTATAAGCTCGATCCAAGACAGCGTGGTGAACTTACCAATATCGCTAAAAATGAAATTGCCTTGCCAGTCACTGTCAAAGGCAGTCGGCGTGGGCCAACTCGTCTAAGGTTCCGTGAGTATTTAAAAGCAGTGATGCTCGACCCGTTATTCATCAGCGCTGATGATGACACGAAAATAGGTATTATCCAAAACGCAGAGGCCAAATTTTATAAAGAGGCTCTGCCGATTATGTTGTCTCGCCCAGGCAATCAAGACTTAGCAACGGTTCGAGAAGATCGACAGGCTGTCGAAACTCTATTTAGACAGAAAGGGAAATAGCATGACAGTGTCAACCACAACCAACCGGGCTAGCTATTCCGGCAACGGCAGCACTGCGGCGTTTGCATACGGGTTCAAGATTTTTGCCGACGCTGATTTAGCGGTGATAATACGCTCATCAGCTGGTGTTGAGACAACTAAAACCCTTACGACACATTACACGGTCAGCGGAGCTGGTGACGCATCAGGTGGCAACGTCACATTCACCAGTGGTAACATACCGGCATCCGGCGAGACTGTTGTGATTCTGCGAAAGCTGACATTAACACAAGGCACAGACTACGTTGCAAATGACCCGTTCCCAGCTGAATCGCATGAGGATGCACTTGACCGTCTAACAATGATTGCCCAGCAGCTCAGCGAAGAGCTAGGCAGATCTCTCAAGGTTTCAGAAACCAATACTATTACAACGTCTGATTTCACAACCTCTGCAACTGACCGACAAAACAAATTGCTAAGCTTTGACGGTTCGGGCGATTTAACGGTCACAGAGGGCAAGATAGACACTGTCAGCGCCTCTGTGTCGGCTGTAGCAGCTGGTGGCTCTCCTACGGCCTCTGCGACCTATACAGCCAGCTCTGGTGCGCTCGCCTTAGCCTTTGGTCTTGTTACCGGCAACACAGGCGCAACAGGCAATTCTGCCGGGCTGCAGATGACATTTAGTAATAGCACCTCAGACGCCGACCCAGGTGCTGGCAAACTTGCATTTAACAACGGCACGATCAGCTCTGTGTCAGTAATGTTTTTCGACGACGCTGACGACAATGGCGCGGATATATCTGGTTTTGTTCAAAGCTTTGATGATGCTAGCAATGCTACTGGTCGAGGTATTATCCACGTCGAGAAAGAGGGCACTGCTGCTACCTTCGCTCTTTTCAAAGTGACTGGGGCAGTCACTGATGCCTCGGGTTATACAAAGGTGCCGGTCTCTCACTTGGCTTCGAATGGCACGTTCAGCAACACAGATGGCATCCGCGTTGACTTTTCTTATTCTGGCAATGACGGTGCCGGCTCTCTGACGAATCTCGTTGAAGACACCAGTCCAGAGCTGGGTGGCTCGCTAGATGTTCTGGCTCAAGACATTGTGTCCTCGAGCAATCGAGACATCGACCTTGCACCTCACGGCACCGGCAAGGTAGTTGTCAAAGGCAACGATAATCCTGGCACAGTTGTATTTAACTGTGAAAGCAACAGCCACGGTCAGACTGTAAAATCTCAACCACACAGCGAGTCAGTAACCAACGTCCTCACACTGCCGCCAGGTGGCGATCAAGAGATTGTGGGTACAAGTGCCACTCAGACACTCACAAATAAAACAATAGGTGTAGCGCAACTTTCTGGCCAAGTCGCGGTCTCGAAAGGCGGCACGGGCGCTTCGTCAGCCTCAGCAGCCAGAACAGCTCTGGGCTTAGCTATAGGATCTGATGTACAAGCCTTTGATGCTGACATTGTTGCCAAGGACACCAACAACACTTTTACAGCAGCGCAGCGTGGCAGCACTGATACTGACACGAGCAACACTGGGTCTGTAACTTTAGATTTCAACACAAATCAAAACTTCGTGTTGACGTTCACTGGCAACGTCACGCTGGCTAACCCCTCGACTGAGGCAGTGGGTCAATCAGGCTTCATCGTTTGTATTCAGGACGGTACAGGCTCACGCACTTTGTCGCTTGGCACTGACTACGAAACTGCTGGTGGGTCTGGTATAACGCTATCAACAGCAGCCAGTTCAACTGACATTATACCATATATCGTTGTCGCATCTAATCGCATCTTGTTAGGTGCACCACAGCTGGCGTTCAGCTAATGAGTATCGTCGGCTCACCACAATGGATGTATAATCCATCAACGTCATTCTATACGCACGAGATAAGTCAAAGCTGTAGATTTGAAAGTGGTGACAGCTCATACCTAACTAAAACATTTAGTAGTGCTGGCAATCGTGAAAAGTGGACACTTAGTTTTTGGATAAAAAGAGCCAGACTGTCAAATGATATTGTTTTTTATGCTTTAGATGGGAGTCAAAATACAAACATAGCTTTCAACAGCCTTGAAGGATTATATATGGATGTTGGAGGTGTAGGACGTGTATTTAGAACAGATATGACATTTAATGACCAAAGTGCTTGGTATCATATAGTCATAGCACATAATACAACTGACTATTCTACGGTATCTGCTGGACAAGTAAAAGTTTATGTTAATGGCACTGAACAGTCATTCGCAGAAACAGCCAATATGAGTCAAGGTGGGGATTATGCCATAGGCAATGCCGTGCAACACACTATTGGGCGAGATGAAAATGCTGACAATAATTATGCAAGTTATTATTTAGCAGAAATGCACATGGTTAATGGCTCTCAATTAACAGCATCAAGTTTTGGAGAGACTAAGGCTGGTGGCATTTGGATACCTAAAGAATATACAGGAAGTCACGGCACTAACGGTTTTAAATTTAATTTCAGCGATAGCAGCGCACTTGGTGACGACACCAGCGGCAACGGTAATGACTTTACCGCCAGTGGCTTAGGTGCGGATCATCAAGTCATAGATTCACCGACCAACAATTTTTCTGTTTTGAAGATTGCTGGCACACCCGCTGAATCAGGTGCAGTTTTATCGCAAGGAAATTTAAAATGCGAATCAACAGCAGGAACTTCTGCCCGAAATATGGAAAGGTCATTTACTTCTACGCTTTTACTGAAGGCAGGTTCTAAATGGTATGTAGAACACTATGTAACAGACACTGATTTTACCTTTGGTCTTAGTCCAGAACAATCTGGAAAAATTCAACACGACAGCAACAATAGCAGATATTGTCTGGTTTACAACACTGGTGGAGCTATTATGAATTTTCAAAGTTTTACTGGCGTATTTGGAAACAATGATAGTTCAGTTGTTGTGTCTGCAGGTGATGTAGTTGGGATGCTTGTTGATATGACAGTCACCCCACCAAAAGTAACTTGGAGTTTGAATGGTCAGTGGGGCAATGGCAGTGCAGCTAATCAGTCAAATCCTACAAGTTTTATAACTTTATCATCTGATTTTACTAGCACTGACACAGACCATTCCGGTGATCTTGTTGTTTGGATAGGTTCTATTTCTGGCGGACAAGCAACCTCATCAATACTTAATTTTGGGCAAGACAGCACATTTGCTGGCGCAGTAAGTGCGGGAGCTAATACCGATGCCAACGGTAGAGGTTTGTTCAAGTATCCTGTACCGTCGGATGGACTCGCACTTTGTGCAGCTAATTTGCCTAGTCCGGGGATTGACCCAGAAGAGGGAGAGTCTCCAACGGATTTCTTTGATACTGTTATATATACAGGCGATGGTTCGTCCTCACGAGAAATAGACGGATTATCATTTCAACCTGATTGGATATGGTTCAAGCAGAGGAGTGGTAGTGCTGACAATCATCGTCTGCATGATGTTGTTCGAGGAAACACAAAGCATTTAAGCTCAGACGATGTCTATGCAGAAGGTACGGAGAGCAACACTCTACTGAGTTTCGATAATGATGGATTTACCATCGGTAATGCTGGACAGATAAACGAAAACAGTCAAACATTTGTTGCTTGGAACTGGAAAGCTGGAGGCTCTGCATCAAGCAATTCGGATGGAAGTATTACATCATCTGTTTCGGCTAGCCAAGAGTCAGGCTTTAGCATTGTAACTTATACTGGTAATGGAACTGCTGGTGCCACAGTAGGCCACGGTTTGGGCAAAAAGCCTAGACTGATTATCGTTAAAAACAGAGATGACGGTGCACAAGACTGGCCTGTTTACGTCGGATCGATCGGTGCAACTGGACAAATGGTTTTGAGTAGCGACGCCGCAAATAACACAAACAGCGTTTATTGGAATAACACAGAGCCTACAAGTTCAGTGTTTAGTCTTGGAACTGCGAATAACACAAACAAGGCAAGCAACAGTCACGTTGCATACTGCTTCGCAGATATAGAATCCTATCAATTAATAGGTAGTTTTAAAGGCAATGGCAATGCTGATGGGCCTGTAGTTATAACCGGTTTTCGTCCCGCTTTTCTCATAGTAAAACGCACAGACACAGCAGACAACTGGGCAATTTACGATAGCACAAGAGATACTTTTAATGTTCGAGACAGTTATCTTCTTGCAGATTTGCCTCAAGCCGAGGCGACATATTCAACAGCAATAGTAGACTTTTTAAGTAATGGTTTTAAGTTCCGTGGCGCAGTCAATTTTGGAAACGCTGATGGCGGCACTTATTTGTATTTAGCGATTGCAGAGCAGCCCTTTAAATTTGCCAACGGCGCGTAGGAGTAAATCATGGCTTGGAAATACAACAACAAAACAATTAATGCTGGAAAAAGTTGGCAAGACAGCAATGGCATTACGCATCCCTCGAACTGGATGATATGGTCTGACAGTGACAAAAAAACAGCAGGGCTAAGTTGGGTTGATGACACTGTAGCCCCACACGACAGCAGATTTTACTGGGGCCGTAATACGGATGGTAGCCTTATTCCAAAATCTTTAACTGACATCAATCACACCTGGACACAAAAAGAGATTGATGCGGGTGTTGCGCCAGGTGGTACATCTGCGGGTGCGGCAAAACTAGATTTGGATGGCAAACAGATTGTAACTCCCGGCCTCAAGACAGAAGCTATAGCACTAGCCAAGCAACAGGCGGCAGGACGCCTTCAGCCATACGATTGGTACGTGGTGCGTAAGTCAGAAACGGATGTAGCAATACCCTCTACAATAACAACATACAGAGCCGCTGTTCGCACTGCGTGTGCGGCAATAGAAACAAAGATCACTAGCGCCGCTAATTTAGCAGCCTTCATTGCTTTGTACGATGTGCCAGTAAAAGATGGAAAGCCAACGGGCAAGGCACCTATAGCTGATTGGCCTGACGAAATCTAAATTTGGAAACTCTGGTCGCTTTTTCCCTCTATGTCTTTATCGGCATCGGAGAAGATCGAAGGCGCGTGCCTGAAACAATTCGGTTTCGTTCGCTAACTGAGTGCGTCTGGTACGCCAAAAAATTACATGCGCAAGGAAACCTCATTACAGCATATTGCCTGCCAGAGGCCGTGACCGATAACATGAAGGTGTACTGATGGACTTAATTACAGCAGCAGCCACAGCCGCCAGTGCATTTAAAGCTGTTGAAAAAGGTTTCCAAACCTTAAAATCAATCGAGAGTATGGCATCCGATCTATCACGCTGGATGGGTGCGCTATCAGATCTTGAGCAAGCTGAAAAAGAAGCTAAAAATCCTCCTTTGTTTAAAAAATTATTTGCTGGATCAACGGTTGAATCAGCCGCTTTTGAAGCCCTCGCTGCCAAGACAAAAGCTGAAGAGGACAGGGCGCAGCTCAAGCAGTACATCCAGTATAGCTATGGTCAATCCAAGTGGGATGAGCTTGTCAGGATGGAAGGCAAGATCCGCAAAGAAAGACAAGAGACTATCTACAAACAACGAGAGCTTAGACGCAAGTTTGTCGAGATTGTTGCCATTATCGCAACCATCACCACCGGACTTGGCTTGATTGTTTTGTTTGTTCTTTGGTTGAAGGGGTTGAAGTAATGACTGTCGAAGATGTCGCCAGGAAGATGCTGGAGTTAAAGATACTGCCACGATTTATGATGTTGGTTTTTACCGGCGTCTATATTTACTGCATCCTCTGGTTCACTGGTTTGTCGGTTGATGAAACGACTGCCGAAAGGGCAGCCCTAATTTCAGTTGTAACTGGTGCCGCCACGGGGTCACTGGCTGTGTGGCTGAACTCGGAGAAGCACTAATGTTACAGGCATTGATTGGCCCTGTTGGCTCGTTGTTGGGGACGTGGCTTGAGGGCAAGGTTGAGACAAAAAAAGCTGAAACTGTGGCGAAGGTTGCAACGGCGAAAGCTGAAGCAACGATTATGGAGAAAAAGGCCACGGGCGAGATCGACTGGGATCTTGAGATAGCTAGAGGCAAAGCCAACAGCTGGGCTGACGAATGGTTGGTTCTGCTTTTTAGCATACCAATGGTGCTAGCTTTTGCTGGTGAGTGGGGGAGAACCATTGTAGCTGAAGGCTTTGCTGCTCTAGAGTCTATGCCTGATTGGTATCAGTACACGCTAGGCGTGATTGTGGCGGCATCGTTTGGCGTCAGGTCGGCCACCAAGTTTTTCGGCAAAAAGTCATGAAGCATAATTTTGACCAGTGCCTAGCTTGGTTGCTAGCTCATGAGGGCGGTTTTGTGAATCATCCAAGTGACCCCGGTGGAATGACCAACAAGGGCATCACTGCAAAGGTCTACAGTCAATGGCTATTTGACTCATTGGACGTGGATGCCGAGATGACAGAAGAGCTGATGCGGGATATCCCTGACAGCCACGTCGAGCAAATCTATCGCCAAGAATATTGGAACCGAGTAGCCGGCGACAAACTGCCATCTGGGCTTGACTGGGCTGTGTTCGACTGGGCTGTTAACAGCGGGGTAGGTCGGTCAGCTCGGACGTTGCAAAAAATCCTTGGTGTTACAGCCGATGGCGGTATTGGGCCACAAACTCTTGCCGCTGTTTCAGGACACGACACTGAGGAATTAATCACTGATTTATACAGCCGGCGACAGGCTTTCTATGAGCGCCTCAAGACCTTTGAGCATTTTGGCAAGGGTTGGACTAGGCGAAACGACGAGACCCTTCACCAGGCCGTGGAGCTGTGCCGTGGCTAGAAAAAAGAAAAGCGTAAACCTGTCGGTCGGGCGAGGTGAGAAGCGTTCCGTAAAAGAGGGGGGAGGTCTCACAGCAAAAGGTCGGGCCAAATACAACAAGGCGACAGGCAGTAATTTAAAAGCCCCGGTTACGGGCAAGGTTAAGCCTGGCAGCAAGGCTGCTAAGAGGCGCAAGAGCTTTTGTGCAAGGTCTAAAAATTGGACTGGGCCAAGAGGGAGAGCCGCAAGGCGAAGGTGGAAATGTTAAACGAAGGAGATTTCAATGCCGGGTCATTATGGTAAGGGTATGAAGAAAGCAGGCGCGAAGAAAAAGAAAGCGGGGATGCTAACAGCTAAGCAGCGTACCTTGCCGAAAGCTTTGCAATCTAAAATTATGAAAGCCAAAAAGAAAAAGCGCTGATGGCTAAGAAAAAAAGCCAGGTCAACAAGGCCGGCAACTACACAAAGCCAGGGATGCGTAAGCGTATGTTCAAGTCTATTCTTGCAAGCGCGTCCTACGGCACAGCCGCTGGTAAGTGGAGTGCTAGAAAAGCTCAGGCCCTGGCCAAGCGTTATAAGGCTGCTGGTGGAGGATATAGAAACTAATGCACAATCCACAGCACAGCTTGAAGCAATGGGGCAAGCAAGATTGGCGTACCAAGTCAGGCAAAAAATCCAGCGAGACAGGTGAACGATATTTGCCAGCAGCTGCCATCAAGGCCTTGTCGCCGGCAGAATATGCCGCCACAACCAGGGCCAAGCGAAAAGCAAAAAAAGCCGGCAAGCAGTTCTCGAAACAACCCAAAAGCATTATGCAAAAAACACGTCGATTTAGATAGCTGGGTGCCAAAACTTTTGGCACCCGTCGGTGCCAACCCGGTGCCAACCGTAGCGTCTGTGGCGGTGTGTGGAGAATACCGCTTGACCCGTAACGCCCGTCAGGGCTAGAATCGGACCCGTTGACACAGTTTTTGTCAGGTTCGAATCCTGTCGCGCTCACCATTTTGTATGATGTTAAGCCACTGAAAGTTAACGCTTTCGGTGGCTTATTTTTTTGTCTCGGTGCCAAACGGGTGCCAAACATTGTCAAAAAAAGCGACGAGAGTAACGGGACTATCCCTTGAACTTGACGTAAAACGTAACTATATTTTACGTATACAGACAAGAATTGGAGGGTAGAAAAATGAAAGAAATAGGGAAAAATCGCAAGATAGCTGAGAAATTAAATAGTCGAGTTTTTCTTAAACCAAAAGAACAGCAAGCCGCCTTTGAGGCTCTGCAAAACATTTATGATGGACTCAAAGGGCGCATCACAATGGGTAGCTTGATAGACACCAACACTGATTGGCTTGAGATTCCAGATGACCTCATGAATGTAACCGAGGCTTTCCGTCCAGTATTCAGCGCCAACAAATATTGGTCTGAAGATTTTGAGTGGATTTTAGAGCTGCAAGAAATGCACAGAAACATCGCATCAAAGAAACCAAGCAAAAAGGCGGCGGCCTAACGGCCCCGCCCAGGAGGGAGATAGACATGAACCTAGATATTAAACATTATCCATCACGCGCCAAGCAAGGTCGTGCCGCCTACTGTGTAGACACACGGGGGTTGCTCGATGGCGGCAAGCGTGAGTTTTTCGACAGTAAGATTGCGGCTCAGAAATACATCGACAAGCTCAACACTGAGCTGGTCAGTGATAGCGCCAGCTCCTGGGACTGGACTTTCGAGGAACTGCGTAATCACTTTGTGGCGCATGTCGATGGGCAGCACAGCAAGGACGATATCAGCAAGTCATCGTGCGATGAAAAGAAACGCGACAGCAAGTTGTTGCTTGGCTGTATGTTGAGCCCCAATAAATCTGTTG